CACGTTCAGACCAAGTGCTTTTGCTAAAGACTCTCTCTGAATAACGTTCATAGCAGTGAACTCGTTAAGACTTCCTGCTTGCTTGTAAATTTCTTCTTGTAAGACTGCTTGATCTCCTGTTAGTGCTGCTGCTCTAGCTCTCTCTAGGTTTAATTGTCTGCCGGTTAGTAGCTCAGCTTCTAATTCATCTCCAATAGACTGTTCAAAGTTAAGCATAGCTTGACCTGCTGCTTTAACTTTTTCTAGATCTAATCCGTACTTTTCAGCTTTGGCAACTGCTTGACCAAGTGCTGCATCTTGTCCTTTAAAGTTAATAAGAGTTTCGTAAGATAGCTTACTAATCTTATCAGCAATTTGAGAGGATGTTAATCTTACTTTAAGATCGTTACCTGCTTGTTTAGCAGCTAAGGTTAAATTCTGTCTATACTCATCAGTACTTTTACCGACTGCGCTAGCAACAGCGTAAATCTTACCGTAAGATTCAGCACTAATACCTAAGTACTTTGTACTAATAATAAAATTCTCTTTTTCCTGTTCGGTAAAGTTTACACTAGTTCCTAGTACTTTATTAAGTTCTGTGTTAGCCTGGATTAGTCTATCTGTATTGATTCTACTATCTCCAGATGCGTCAGCGTAATCTCTAGAAGCTTTTGCTATATCATTTGCAGCCGATATACCTACTCTAAGGTCTTTCTGTATAACAGCTGTTCTATCGGAGGCTTTAATAAGGTTATCTACCAGTCCTTTAGCAATAATAAGACCTAAAGCATCGTAGAATCCTTGAAGACCAGCTGCCTTTGCCTGTGCTTCGTCATTGGTCTCATTAAATACTTTAAGAGCTTTTGTACCGGCGGCGGCAAAGGCGCTTCCTAGTGCACTTCCTATGACTGGGAGTTTGCCTAATATTTCTCCTGCTTCACTAAATCCTTTGGTTACATCTACTGCTCTTTTAACATCGGCACCGAATTGCTTCATGTCCTCGCTCATATGCTTGACATGATCCTCCATGTCGGCGACGGCTTGTAACTGTCCTATGATACGCTTTTTAGTCTCTTCTGAGACTTTTCCTAAGCGCATTGCTTCGGCATTAAGTTCGGCCATTAGAGAGGCTCTCTCTACTTCCAATCCTATAATTGCACGAGTAACATCCTTAACTGCTTTGGTTGCTCTTTCTAGTCCTCTAGCAGAATCTATCCCCTTTTCTAGCTCGTTGGCTACGCTTTTATAAGCCTTTCCTAAACTCTTAGCAACATTTAAAGTACTCTCTGTTGACTGTCCGGTTTCGGCAGCAAGTCTAACTAAGCTACCTCCAATTTCGCCAATATACTTAGCAGCATCTCTAGCTTGTGAAATAAGCTCAGATGGATCTTTACCTGCGAATTTAGGTGCGCCCGGTTCTTGGTTTTCTGCCATAGCGATTTACTAGTATATCTTATAAATAGTAACTGCTATTTTTTAGCAACTTTAGTATTGTATGTTGCATTTTGAACAGCTTGAGGTATTTCTACACGGGAAGTAACAGGGGCAGATGCTCTTTGAACTCCCGAAGCTTTTTCCATTGCTTCTTGCTGTGCTTCTGCTTCTTTTTCGTACTGTTCTCTAATCTTCTCCGTCGTAAATTTACGTAGCCATATTGGCATATTATAGACTGTTGCCCAGTCGTAACCGCCTCGACCAAAGAAAACGATGTCGTGTATTTGACTAAAAATTACACTTCTATACTCAGAGCTCAGGCCAAAAAAACGTTACCCCGATTGGGAGAGTGGCCTCCTGTTCCACACCTTGAGAATCTACATAGTTAAACTTAAGATCAATATCTGGAGATACTCTGTTGTATTCTTCTCTAATTGCTCTAGCATCACGAGCTAGTAGCCCGTAGTCTACAAACTCTCTAATATCTTTCTTCTCTCTAGAGCCGTTAATAGATGTAATGATGTACTTAAGACGTGTAGTAGCCTCTGTGATATTATCTTTGTTAATCTTCTGAAGACCTTTTATTTCCTGGTCGATCTTCTTCTCATCACCGTGAGTAAGTAACTTAAAAGTAATAACGTTGTCGGTGTGTGGTAGAGTTAACTCAAAATCATTTTCACCTCTAGTGTAGATGCTCTCGTCGATTTCTTTATTTGAGAAAGAGCTTAGATCTACGGTCTGCATTGCATTTTCAAAAGCAAAGTCGTAATCCTTACCGTAAGATAGGATACGTGCTGCAATCATAATCGCATTCTTATCTCCAATTAGAATATCATCGTAAGGAACATCTGATACAATTAAAGACTGTAGCAGTTTATCAATAACTGTTCCTTGTCTAATGTAGTTCTGATTGGTTAGAATATCTTCCTCTCGAGCAGTCATGTACTTCATTTCGATTGTACCACTTGCTAAAGGGTGACCTTCTGGGTATAACAGGCCTTTAGAGGGTAGTTCAATTGTCTCTGTAGGCAGTTTAAATTTTGATTCCATATAACTTTAGTTTCTTTATATATAAATATATGAAAACAAAAAACCCGGCCATAAAGACCGGGCTTCTTTTGTTGACAAGGCGGGGATATGTTAGAAGTTTAACACGCAGTAGTCCATTGCAAGTGTCATTTCTACTGAGATAGCTTCATCTGTAGACCAGTTGTAAGCACCAAAGTTAGAAGACTGTACGAATGCACCTTTAATGATCCATTCACCTACGATATCGCCTACAGGTCCTAGGATGTTAAGAGTTACATCTTTCTTATAGAAGTCAGAGTATCCAGCGCGTCCAGTTACTGATTCATATCCTAAACGAGCCCAGTCCATAACGGCTTGTGCACCAGAAGGAGTGATTGGATCGTAAAGGCTAAGAGTCATATTCTGCCACTCTCTCTTACCGCGTAGCTTTCTGTAAGTATTGATGTGATCAAGTTTGATAACGCCTTCAGTGAAAGAAGGTGATGCTACACTCTTAACCATATATGATGGAATTCCATCGATGTACATGATAAATCTATTCGTTACCTTCGGTTCGAAGGCTGTGAACATGATTTCGTTTGGATCTAGTACTGGCATGTTACTTTAGTTTACTTTATTATAAATAGTTACGCTCCGAAACTTGCTCCTGTTGGTTGAACTACGAAGTCTAGTACGATGAATTCAGCAGTCTTAGTAGGCTGGATAAAGATCTGGCCGATAAGCTGATTTCTGTCGATAACGTCGGCAGTGTTGTTGGTGTCATCCATTACAACTCTATAAGCATATAAGCCTTGACGTTGAATTACGGTTTCGAGGTACGGGTTAACTAAGCTTAAGAACTTATTACGAGTAGCGATTGTGTTCTGCTCGAATACTAAGTTGTTAGCTTGATCACCGATGAAGTTCTTGAGGTTGATAAGAAGTCTGCGAACGTTTACGCGGTCTAGAGCAGAAGCCTTAGACTGTAATGTCTTTTGTCCGTATGCTACAATGCCAGCTCCTGGGAAGGTAGCGATTGGGTTTACTTTACCTAAGTAGAGTTCGTCTCTGTTGGCTTGAGAAAGCTTTCTTTCTGCAGCAGTTACTCCAGGAATACCGCCTCTCATAAGACCAGCAGGAGCAAACCATTCAGCACCTACCTTATCGTTGAAGGCGTAAACACCTGGCATTACTGTAGAGGCTGGAGCCCATACGTCTCTTCCTAATCCTTGGCTGTATACTTTAACCCATGGCCAGTAAGTGGCTGCGTAAGAAGAATTAACTACTGCAGCTTCACCTGTTACAGTTGATGGAGTAGCAGCACCGTGTCCTACTAGGTCTACGATGTAAATTGCATCTCCTCTGTCTTCTACCATATCGATAAACGAACTTACAACCGAAGCATTAGATTCTTGAGTAAGTCCTGGTGTTAGAAGTACGTTAAATCTAAACTGGTCTCTGTTGCTTAATGCAGCAAGAGCATTTGCATAAGCTGTTCCGCTGGTGACGTCAATACCCTGAGAGTCGTCATTACCGCTGTCTGGTGCATCTTGGTAGAAAGAAGCAGGAGTACCGGATTGGAAGAGTGTACCAGCAGCATCGCCAAAAGCTCCGTATGCTGATCCGCTACCTACAGCAAGATCTACAAGTGATCCTGAGTAGCCATAACCGCCTTTTGCTTGACCGTTGTTGTCAAAGTAATCAGGCATCTTAACGTTAACTGATTTTACTCTGATGTACTTAGATTTGTTTACGTAGTCACCTGTTGTTGTGATAACACCGCTGGTATTTTCTACAACCTGATCACCGATTACTCTAG